GATAGGTTCTGATGGTCTGGAGTGTAACTAGCCATCTTTGGTCCTGTCAAATTGCCCATTGTGTTGGGAAGAACTGACACAACTTCTGTTTCTTTGCCAAGCTGAGGACCAACAGGTCTGTTGAACTTGCCAGACAAGGCAGATTTTATATCCATTCCACCACCACCACCCCAAATAGCGGCATCGCCGGGTCTTGGTTCGCGTGGACGCTCGGCAGCAATCTTGGCTTCCTTCTCCAGTTGTGATTTGGAGGTTTTGTTCTTGCGGGTAAAGAAACCAGCTTGGTTTTCCCCCTCACGGGTCGATTTGACGTTGGTCATGTCAAAGTCCATAGCCAGTTGCTTGATGGTGCGGTCATTCTTCTTGGTAGCGTCCGACATCAGCCCGGGCGCTTGCAAAAAGACCACATAGACCTCTTGCTCACACCCCTTCATGGGGCATTGAGGCTTTCTGCTCTCAAAATACCCATGCTTCTCACATTTATAGTCTTTCAATACCGCCATTTCTATCCCCTTTTAAGTGCTTCATCTAGGGTTACTCCTGAGTAATCCCCCTTGTTTATAACCCCAACCTTAATCCTAATCTGCCCATTAACCAATTGCAAGCCTGTTGCTGGCACTAAACGGGGCTTTGCCTCACGTCTGTACTCAACAGTACGGGTTTTATTGCGGCTTTGCATGACTGCTATCTCACCTTTTAGCCAAGATTTGTAGCCTTTGCTAACCCTTACCTGTATGTATTCGGTTAAAGGTTGGTTGCGATAGAAGAAAACGGCAAGCAAATGGTCTTTGTTGACCCCACAAACCTCGGCAAACAGCTTGACAGAGATGCCTCTGTTCTGGTCTTTAATGAATCGTTTGATGATTGTTAGCAGTTCGCGCTTGGTTATGGTTTCAGTTTCCATAAACCCCAATCCTCTTCAGGTAGTCAGAGACATTGCGACCGACTGCAATCTCTTCTGCCGACTTGTCTTCTTGTGCGCGGGAGATTTTGCGGGAGATTTTCATTGCAATAAGTCTTGGCTGAAGCTGTTCGGCATACGCCGCCGCTGACAAGGCAGACGCAATCACTCGGTCATCCTTGTTGCGACCAGAGGCAGAGATAGACCCGCCTTCGCGGGTAATGGTCTTCATCTCATCCAAGGTGTCCATGTCGTAGATTGCCATCATTCCGCGCTCAAAGTAATCCTTCATGTAGGACAACATACGTTCTTTGGTCTGCGTAGTAGTCAACCAGCCAATGCTGTTGGACATACCGCCCATTGTGTCGTTCCTGCGCCAGATGTAGTTAGACATTGAACCGTACACGTCCATCAGATGCCGACCCATGTCGCCAGCCATAGCCGCCGCTTGACGCTTCAAGTTCCTGAGTTCATTGATGACCGCCTGACCCGGACCATTGACTTCCAGATTCAGGGTTGAATTCTTGTATGCGCCAGCAAGGTGAGCAATCACCCAAGCAAATTGATAAGTGTTGAGTTCAGATGTTGCAAAGGCAGCCACCTGTTCCATGCCATCAGAGTAGCAGCGGAAGACTTGGATACAAAATCTATCAGCCCAATCAGATGACCCGTAGGCAGGGTCAGCCCCAATCACATAGTAGGCGGTGTCCACAGGCTCTTCCCATACCTTCAAGGTAGCCAAACGCTCAGTTGACTTGACCACATCGGTGTCTTGGAAGTTTGCGCCGAAGACGTAGCGGTAACTGTCATAGGTAAGTTTTTTTGCAATCTTGGCGGCATCAGTGCAACGGGCGGTTGAGAAGAAAGACGTGCCTGTCATGATGAAGGCATAGTCCTCGGTTGGTGGAAACTCCTGCATCATCAGGCTTTCGTCCTTGATGCCTTCCAACATCTTCCAGCGCCACCAAGCCATCTGGCGGGAGTTTATCTCTACGCCGTATAACTTCTTTATGTCTCGCGTCCATTCCTTTTCTTCAGGACTGAGTTTGCCATCCCAATAGACTTTGTAGACATCAGAATTAGGGTCAGCAGCATAGAATTCATTGCGCCACCAGCCGCAGAAGATTGCCTTTTGAGTCCTAGCTCGTTTGGCAGTGGTGTACATCTCATGGAACATATTGAAGCCACGGGCGGTAGATTCAAAGATGTAGAGGCGGTTAGGGTTGGTTTCGGCAAGGGAGGCTAGGAGTGAAGCCAAGCCTTCTTCGTCACCCCAAGAACTTGTTTCTGTGCCGTGTAGGTAGGTGATTGCCTTCCCGCGACCCAGAGTACCCTTTGCCCGGAGTCCAGCGACTTGATAAAAGAGTCGAGAGCGATTCTTGAGGGAAAGCTGATTACGGTTGTGAGCAATGAGGGGGATTTTGTACTCTTTAGGCAAACCGTCCATATACATGGCGAGTGTTGACCTGAACATATCCCTGTTCTCTTCTGTGTCTGTAGTGAGTGTGCCTTGAAGTCCATTGTTTATAAAGTGCCAGTAAAGGTCAAGGGCTAGGCTGATGGTTGTGATGCCAAGCTGCCGCCCTTTCAAAATAACAAAAAAGTGCTTTCCTTCTTCTAGACCGGAGGCAATTTCTTGCATGACGTAAGTCTGAGTCCCAAGAAGGTTGTCCATCTTCCTCAAACCCTGCTCTTTTGTCTCAATCTTTAGTTGAGCGCAAAACTCATAGAACTGCTTGAGATTAAATTTCATTCAGTAACCCAAGGCAGTTTGCCGTTATAGCGTTCCATCATCAAGCGGTTGCCTTGCTCAAAGAATTCGCTGTTGGATGATGTCTCGTTGCCGCCAAGACGAAAGCAGTTAGTGTGATTCTTACTGCTCTTAAAGTTAGGGTAGTACTGTTTGGCAGCGTCATAGAAAACTCTGTCAGGACCAAAGCCACGGTGGTTGTAGGCACTTGCCAGATTTGCATACAAGGCAGTCTTCATGGCTATTGAGCCAGTGGGGGCAAACCCTATGCCTGTATTCCAAGAGGGATGAAGTTCACCCAAGCACTCACAAACATCGTCAAACAAGAATTCCCCATTCCTGTCATACACCGACATCAGGCTGTAAGCCCAATCACAGTTTTCCCACCCAATGATTTTCATCAGGTCACCCACATGAGAGGGCTTAAACCAATCGTCGTCTGGCAACATGAAGAGGACATTCTCATTGACTAAGGCGGGAGCAGCCGCAAAGAGTCTTCTGCCCTCAAGTCCAAGACCGCCGATGCGTCCATCCCAATAAGAAACAGACCGCTTGTCAGAGCAGTACCGCTTACGCATGGCTTGGTACTCATGGAAGTTAACAATGGCATCAGTGACGATGTAGTGCATGGAGACAGGGTAGTCCTGAGCATCAATACTCTCAACGCACTTCTCAAGCTCTTGCCGTCCAGATGTGACGGTTACAACCGCAGCGGTCAACATTCGGCTACTCCTCGCCAAGCTATTCTGCTAAACGTCACCCGACCCATCCCGTTGCGCCAGTGCCGCCCATCCCAATACATCATCACACACAACTGGTCTGACCCCGTGATGTACAAGCCCTTCCTGACAGGAGTTATCTTTGCTGGATACCAATCAGTCAAGGGATACCCCATGTACGAAGCCTCACCCCAAATATTTTCTTTACAACTTGTTGATGTCCCAATTTGCTATTTCCCCGGCAGTTGATTTATTCCTAGCAATCCGAAGCATCGTCTCTACACTTGTGGGCGAATACTCAGATTTCCACCTCTTGACCAAATCTAGCTTCTGTTTCTTTGTCCGACAAGCCAAAGCAGCCCTGACTTCATCCCTCAACTTGACCCTAGACTCGTAAAGCTCCTTAGCCCACTTGGCTTCCTGCTCAATCTGAGTAGGTGTCATAAGTGTCAACCAGCGCCTTTAACCTGTCCCTCTCCTCTGCTACATCTTGCAACAGCCTAGAAGACTCAGTATGCACTCGCATTAACTCATGGAACAACTCAGCATGGGTCATAGCATAGACCCGCTGCATATACGCCTTCTTCACGTCCTCAGCAGCAATAGGCATCATCTTGTGAGATGCGCCATTCAATTCACCCGCCATACCCTCACCCCACCTTCCTCGCGTCTTGCGATGAACTTCCTAGCCAACTTCTTGCCAGCACGGTAATTGGCATTGCAAACCACCTGTAACCGCCCACCAGCTACCAAAAAACTCTCTCCCACCTCCATCACCTTATACGGATAACGCCTCTTAGGCTCAGGCAATGGTACATCTTTATTAACCTCTACGTTAATCATAACAATCCCCATAAACAACATGGTCAGTATAGACCAAAAAAAGCCCACATGGAAGTGGGCATAAAGAAGGAACTGCATGAAAAAACCAACACGGCTGGAGACTGTTGCGCTACCCCAGTAGTCCCTAGAGTCAGTCCCCATGCGCGTAAGCCAAGCATAGCAGAAAACACATATTTTTTTTGGGGGAAGGAAGGAGAGGGGCACGCACCTGACGAGTCCTGAGCCCATTTGATGGTCACGGTGTCGCGTGGTCTACAGTCTCTCATGCGTTGACCAGTCCCATTGTCCTGATTCACTGCATGGATACAGTAAGAGTACTCGCGTAGAGGGTAATTCAGTCTTATACAGTGCCCCATATATATATTATA